CTACAAATCAGATTTAGAAATATTAATGCGTGAGTTTCCAGACGCTGTTGTTATCGATAATGACAACTCTGTACTGGATAAATGGAATGCAGGTGAGATACCTATCTTACTCGCGCATCCCGCGTCAGCCGGTCATGGCCTAAATCTCCAGAAAGGTGGCAGTCTCATTGTCTGGTATGGACTGTCATGGAGTCTTGAACTATATCAACAATTTAATGCAAGGCTTCATCGGCAGGGTCAAACCAAGCCCGTAAGAATTTTACATGTTTTGGCAGAGAACACGGCAGACGATGCTGTGCTTTCAGCGTTGCTGTCAAAAACAGAAACGCAAGACACGCTACTTGATGTTGTTGAATCCTTGAGAAAGAAAAACTAACAGGGTATAAAGTGAATCTACAACACAAAGTGGTAAGCCCTAAAATGACGACTTTCGCTCAACGTCTGCAAATGGCGTGTTCCGAACATCCTGACATCCCTGATTACGGCAAAGGGTTACAGACTGAGATAGCCAAGCAAATGAAGGTCAGCCAAGAGGCTGTACGCAAATGGCTTTCGGGAGAATCTACACCAAGGCAACCCGCAATGATCCGCTTGGCAAAAATGCTTGGCGTTGAGTATGTGTGGCTTGCGCTTGGAACTTCTGAAACAGAGTTCGCTCATCTAAAACAAATATCAGCCCGACACGATGGTGCTGTACACGCGCTGATATCATTTTTAATTTTACGAGGCTACAACGTAGCTTTTTCAAACGATGATACAGACCGCGCTGACGTCCACGCCATCGGTCACGGTGTGCAGAGAAATCTCGCACTGTGTTTGACTGAGTATATTGGTGATTGGACATGCAATGTGGTCACGCCAATGCCCGATGACAGCATAAGCCTCATAGCCGCGATTCCGCTACATGAAACTCATGATGAACTAGAGGAAAACTATCCAGATTTAGTTTGTTCTTTGGTCTACGACTTCCTCTGGATCAATTCCGACATGCTGAAAAAACACGGTCAGCGTAGCGGAGCGAATTGGACGTTACCAATAACCTACGATTTGGAGAAACATTATTGGGTGGTCAACGGAAAAGAGATTCCCTTATTTTTGGAGAGGTACGAATGATCGAAAAACCATATTACACAATGCCAGAACTAGCAGAGTTGATGAGTATGTCCCTCAAAGGCTTACACAACGCTCTGCATCACGAATCATTCCCAATACCAACCTACAAGCTAGGTAAGTTTAGAGTGGCTGATAAAGAAGTTGTCAGCTATTACTTTGAACAGAAACGGGCTGAAGGAATGTCAGAATTTACAACCAGAAAGTGAGGATACAACATGAGTAACGAAGCTGAATGGATAAAACTAAGGGAAGATTTCCCTGCAATAGAACCAAGTGGGAAGGATGATGTGAACCACCCCGCTCACTACAATCACGGTGAGATCGAATGCATCACATACCTTCGAGACAATCTAGGGGACGGGTTTGAATATTACCTCGAAGGTAACATCAAGAAGTACCTCCACAGGTGGAGATACAAAAGCGACAGCAGAGCAAAGCAGATTGAGGATTTGCGTAAGGCCGCTTGGTATCTAGGTGAGTTGCTTAACTCTCAGGTTTTCGACAAAGAATCCAAAACCTGAACAGCACTCCTGTGCGTGTAGCGTTTGAGCATGTTCATGTCTTGATGACCGCTGAACAGGCTCACCGCTGACATATCTAACCCGCGCTCAAACAGGCGGGTACACCCCTCATGGCGCAAGTCGTGCCATCTGACATCTTCTATACCCGCCTTTAGTCTTGCTTTCCAAAAAGCGTGGCTGACTGATTTTCCGTTTTGAGGGAATATTTTTTCTGAAATTCTAGGTTGTTTACTAATTATTTCTTGAGCTTCTGGTAAGAGCGGCACACGCTCATCTCGTTTTTTCTTCGGGTGTTTGCGTTGCCTAATCAAAATAGATCGGCCTTCGTCACCTAAGTCGCTCCAAAGCAAACTGAACTGCTCACCCTGACGCATAGCCGTATTCACCGCAAAGCTCATAAGGTCAGCCATTGGGAAATAATCATTGCAAGTTTCCGCAATGATTCGCATTTCTTCGTCAGATACTCTGCGATCCCTGTGATTAGATTCTGCTATGACTCCAAGCTTCTTGAGGATCTTCATCGCCTTCTTGTAATCATCCATACGAGGCTGTGCCTCCCACATAGATTCGGCTGTATCAAACACGACACCTATGTATATGAAGTCCTGCATGACTGTAGAAGGGGCTACACCGCGCTCTATGGCGTAGTTTGTCAACGTAGGGCTGTCTAATTCATCCAGATTAAAATGCCCCAGAGAACGCCTCAGAGCCTCTAAGGTGTTACCTTTCGTCCTGCCTATCGGTTTGATGCGTCCAATCTCGTTGATATAGCGTCTTATCAGCCCACCAAAATTGCTATCATCTTGCGTGTATCTACCAGATTGAATGTCTGATTCCGTGTCAGTCATCCAGTTTTTAGCATCGGCTTTTTTGATAAAGGTTTTTGATATGGGCTTCATACCCTTCTTGCGGATAAGGACTCTGTATTTGCCGTTACGAGCTTCAATCATTCCCATTTTCACTGCACCATTTGGTTCATCAACAAAAGGCAGTGTAATGAAGAATGTAGGTATATCAAGGGTTTTGGTGCAGTTTGGTTCAGCACATCATGGAGATAAGTGATTGAAAAGTAACAAATTAATCTCTGTCGCTCCCATGATGGCTTGTAGCACTTATCTTATAAATCAATGAGTTAGGAGCGATGGTGCGCTGTGGGTGCAGTGTTTTTCTATGATATACTTACGACATGGACAAAAGTGAACTATCAGAGAATGCGTTAGAGTGGCTTCAAGTTGTCGAGGACAGCCCCGAAGATTGGGAACCTGACATGCTTGATCATTGCCTTGAGAGAGATGGTGTCTGCAAAGAAGACAAAGACTTTATATTAAGGAGCCACAAAGCCCTTCTTCACTAGCTCCTCGACAGTACGCTCATCAAGAACTCCAATCAATCCCGTTTGCATGGTCTTGCCAACTGGGGCAGGAACCTTCGCGGCATTAACGTCATGACCTCTGCGGGTCATCTCATCTACAAAATTTAAACCCTTCGTTCGGATAACAGGGTTCATGTCTGTTAGTACATTTACGCCCTGCCCAAATCGTCCCATGTGACTGCCCATGATGTCGGTGTTGTAGGTAGAGTGAAGCCCTGAAATCGGATCTCTATTCATGTCGAACACACCAACATTCTGCAAGTTTCCAACTCTTGGATTTATTTGATTCGGATCTACTACCATTGCTCTTGCTTGCGATAAGTTAAGAGAACCCTCACCTCTAAACTCGTCCAAAGCTTTCGCTACTGCTTTTCTGCCTGAACCCGCCTGACGCAACCATTTCTCTGCGTCAGGGCTATCTATTCCAACCCAATCAGGTTGAGGAGCCATGCTGTCTTTCATGTTTCCCGCACCTTCTCTGATTCTTTTATCTACAAGCTTCTTGGCTTTTTTGCTCATATTGCGTTTGGCGTAAGGAACCATCAAGTCAGTAGTCATGGTTGCAAAGTCGGTTGAAGTCCCGCCCATTTGATATGGCATAAATAAGGGTGCACCTTTTGCTCCCTCTAACTTCATTGCACCTTCCGCGTTATTCATCATGGTAGTTATCGCGCCTTTGTCTGAAGCCCAAAGGACTCCGCGATCTACGTTTCTACCTTGACGCATGTAATCCTGACCGCCTTCCATCAACACTTTGTACTCGTCACCGTTGATAGACTCCAGAGTTTCTAACGCGCCTCTGGACGTGTCGGCCATACCTGTAACAAATGGCCTGTTAACAATTTGATCCGCAGTGACCATAGGGTTATCGACAAGATCGTCACCACCTGAATACTCTACTTCCAAGTTGTTAACTGAATCGGGATCTCCAACCCGCTGTAAAAGATCAGTGTCTCTGTTTACTTCAGGAACACCATCTACAGCGTTCATTACACCTTTATACCCTGCTCTGCCGAAAGGTATTGCTGAGGCCAAAGTGCCTAACGCACCAAGACCCATCCCCAAGTAATCGTCATTCTTGTATGCGTCATATGTTTCGGAGATACCCTTTGCCGCGCCAAGGAACGGAACAAAATCCATAGCCATAGAAAGGTATTCCGCATTTCTGCGATCTTTTTCTGTGCCGCCCATTTGATCTGCAAGGGCATCTATCATTTGATTCGTCAGGCCGTTGTGCTCACCAGTTGGTGCTACAGCGGAAGGTGCTGACAGAGCAGAGTTAACAGTGGCTTCCTTTAAGCCGCCACCACCCTCAAAGCTCATAATGTTTGGGTCGTTCTTTTTGGAAGGATCAAAGTCTGCGTGAACTGAGCGAAGATCCTTTGAATCAAAAATATTAATTTCAGGTTGCGCCCCGCCAACCTCAACGCCTGTGAAACCCTGATCCTGAAGTATGCGGTTGGTTTCAGCTTTCCACTCCTGAGAACTAAAACCCGCGCCTCTACCACCTAAATTAGCAATAGCTTGCTCACTGGCCGCATCTTTGTCTGCGGCCTTTGCTATTGGCTGTCTGGCGTATAAAGGAAGGACGTTAGCTTTCCCAGATTTTAAATTTACATATCGCTCACCCTGATTGGGAACAGGTGCGGTATAGATACCCGCGCCTAGCTTGCCGCGGCTAGAAGGCTTAAAAGATTGAATGTCATCTGCTTCAGTCCAGTGATAAAGGACACGATCAGTATCTAAGGTTGGATCATCAACCGCACGTTGTAATCTTGCAGACCGCGTACCATTAGCGACAACGTCAAAAAGGCTCATTCATTTATTCCGCTAGAGTCGTAGGATTAGCTTTGGGCGTGTAGGGAAGTTCTTGTGCAGGTTCGTAGATGAAACCTTGATCCACACCTTCTTGATTCTGCGCTGTGATTTGTTTTTCCCTTTCAGCTTGTTCGGCTTTGTTTAACTCGTCCAAGTAAAGATCTCTCTCCTCTTGGATTATCGGAGCCATTGAGTTCGATTGAGGCAGAGGCATTAAAGGAGCTTCACCACTACCGCCTACAAGCTGACCTGCCGCGGGATTATAAATACCTGTCTTGCCAATCAGCTTTTGCATCTCTGCATTTGAATCTGTGTACGGAGCGGCCTCACCCATAAAAGAAGGTGGCGCACTTGACCCACCAAAAGCTTGATTCCATTGCGAGTTTTCAAACGAAGAAGCCAATTTACCAAGTGGTGATTCCATAGCGGCAGTCTTCAAAGCTTGAAGACCAGTAGCCCCCATAGCGGCTTGCGATGCTGTGGCGGCTTGCGTTGCCGCACCCGAAGCGGCTTTCATTATTGCGGCTAATAACATTACTCTTCTAGTGCTCCTGTTATGTCTGTCTTGCTAAAGTCGGCAAAGCCATCAAGCCAAGCGTCATATACGTTTGCTATGTTTTGGTTAACTGCAATCCTGCGACCTGCCTTGTACCATTCGGCTTTCGCTTTCTCATTTCCTTCCTTCGGTGCTTGCCGAACCCAACGTGTAAACGCATCTGACTGCAAACCTCTTGCCGACAGATAGTTAGCGAACAAAGCACCGCCCGCTTTTAAGGCGGGCATGATGTCGCCCTGAAGCAAACTTGTTGCGGCAACACCAGTTGCGCCAAGTGCTTCACCCGCCTGTACAAACACACCAGAGTTTGAGCGGTTAACATTTCGTTCAACATCTGCAACGCCTTCCGCAAAGGCTCTCATGTCTGCAAGAATTGCTTTTGAATCTTGACTGAGAAAAGTTTCTGCGGCCTCATCACTTACCTTGTTTGATTGCGACAGGACTCTTGAGGGTGATAGACGATCTCCTGCCGCGTTTTGGGCAGAAGGAGCCGCTAACGCAATATCGTCAAAAACCGCTGAAGTGACAGCCTTGAAATCGTTTTCATCTAACAGACCGGAATTCTTTAAAGACTTTGCGGTTTCTGGTTTCTGCATCAGACCCCCTACGCGCTTTGTCACTTCAGCAGGATCTACCCAATTACCGTTCGTCATCATGTACGGCTGAACAAAATTCTCCTGAATCTCCATGCCTGTGCGGTAGTGATCGTTGAACTTTTTAGCAAGCTCACCTACGTCATCACCCATGCCGCTTGCGGCATTGAATTTGTCCTCGGTCATTGCTTTGTACATTTGCTTCAACTCACCCTGAGTTACATCGCTAATTGTATCGTTAGATTTTATTAAGCTACCGATACGAGTACGCAACGCGCTCAATGCGTGATACGAAATTTGACCACCCTGTTCCTCAAAAGCGTCACCCAACAAAGCGGGGTAAGCGTTTTGCACAATCTTTTGAAAAGCAGGATCATTCTTGAAAGCGTCACGGTACTGCGCCAAATAGCTTATTGTGTTTTCAGCGTTGAGCATCGTTCCTTCAGGTATTAGACCGTCTAATTCTTTCTGCAACGCATCTGACGTATCGATGAACTGGCTTTGATAGTTCTTAGCTTTTTCGAGTAGCTGTATTCCTGCCGTTGTCGCGGTGCGTCTTCCACCAAGCGAGGCGTGGAAGTTATTGACCATATCTCCAAAACCCTCAAGCATTTCATCGTAACGCTTCTGCCAAAGGTCAACGGTTGCTAGTGACTTTTGATGATAGGCATCCAAAAGACCAACCATTTTGTTGCCAACAACACCTGCGGTTGTATCTATGCCGTACTTATTAACGACATCGTGAACTGCTTTGCTTGTGTTCGCGAACCAACTAGACACTGTGGGTGAGACTTTATCGAAAGCTTTTTTTGCCGCTTCAGGTATGGGCAATGAGTTCATAGCGAACTCAACCGCCATGTCTCCCGCATACTCGCCAAAATCTCTAGTGTCAGTTCCTCCTAAAGCTTGACGAACACCCGCTTCATAAATATTTTCCGCGGCTGTCGCTCCTGCACCTGCGGCAAGAAAAGGTGCGCCAGTAGGTGCGGTTGGACTAGTGACAGCCGCACTAGCCGCACCTCCGAACATCGCAGGGATCATCCCAGAGTTTTCAGCCAGATCACCTGTGATCGTATCCATTCTGAAAAAGCCTTCGGGGTTGTAGATTGTTGGCCTACCCTCTTCACGATCAAAAAAGGCGTAGTTGTCATCACCAACAGGCATTGCTTCTGGGAAGTGCCTCCGTAAATTTGTCAGGCGATCTTGCCCATCCGAAGCACCCACCAACATGCGGGTTGTGATTGGTGCGCCTTTATCACTCAAATCTTCAAAAGAAGCAGGGTTATAGTCTGGGGATATTCGTCTTGCTTTCTCAGCCAAGGCCGAGGCTAACTGATGATTGTTTGCCTTTGCCGCGGCATCCATTCTTGCAAGGACGTTCATCAAATTACTATCGGTTGCCATTCAATGCACCCTCCTGCTCATTAATGTAAGCATCTAAATCAGAGTCACCTAAACCTGAAAAGTCATAGTTTTCTGGCAACTGCACTTGAGGATCGAAAGCAGGAGTTGCGTCATCTGGTCTTCGTAACAGTTCGGGTACAGTTGTTACCGGAGGACGGTTTGCCATTTGTGCTGAGAAATCCGGTAGCACCTTTTCGTCGCCTAAGAACAATGTGATGTCTTCAGGGTTCTGCGTTAGTGCGCCAACTCTACGCTCGTAGTTCTTCCTTACTGCGCTGTAACCGTCTTCCCAATGACCAACCAAACGGGTAGCTAAGCCCATCATGTCTCTGCGCGTTGTATCAGGAAGGATCTCACCGTTCTTAACTTTCTTTCTCAGGTTCCAAAATTCTTCCCATATACCAGAAGCACCTGCGGCCATCTGGAATTCGCTGTCTCTAACTACAGAGTTAGGATCAAGAGACTTCATAAAGCTAAATATTGCCGCCACATCTGCGATACCAGACGGATCAGACAGAGACTCCATAAGAGCCTTGTAACCCGCGTAAGCTTCTGTGGCTTTTTCAGCTTTTGTTTCAAACCGAACACCGAACTCGTTAGCTTTTTCAAACACACTCTTGAGCATGACTCTGCCAGAGTCACCGAGATAGAAAGCCTCACCGTCAAATACTTTTTGTTGATCTGAAAGATATTTCAAACCTTCAGGAGTTTGCTGATTCCAAATACCCAACTGGCTAGTGTTTACAGCGTGGTCATAAATTTTCTTAGACTCAGGGCTTACACCACCTCGAAGATCCATTTGCTGTTTTTGCAAGGTGTTGGCCGCATCAATTCTTGACTGTCTCGCGTTCGCTACTTTTGTGTAAAGAGCGGCTCTGTACTCTTCAGATTTCTGGAACTGGCTTCTGTATCCAGAGTCAACTCTGGCCGATGGGTCGTACTGCGTTGTGTCCATCCCACCCAACCAAAACAACGGAGACAAAAAGAAACGCCCCGTGTCAGCCAAGGTGTCGCCAACTTTAAAAAGAAAGTTGTTCTTTATCTCATCCCGTTTATCGAAACGGGCTTGCTGTAATCCTCTCTCACGCTGATCCATGTATTGAGCAATTGGATTTGATGGCGTGACGAAAGTCGGGGGAGCATCTGGGTTGTTTGGATCTACGGGTTGTTGAACGAAGCCTGATCTTTGAGCGAAAGCTTGTTGTGCAGGATCAGTTATCTCTATCGGTGAGAGATAATCTTCATACGCTTTCGTGATTACATCGTTAGGTGTGTACTGATCCCTAAGTTGTTGATCGGCTTCAGTAGGCTCTCTTAACGTGTCGAAAAATCTATTTGCGGGCATTTATGTGATCCTTTAGAACAAGCTGAAACCGCTATTCTTGCCTTTGGTATTTGAGGTTGCAGTGCTTAGATTATTTGGCGCACCCACTATCTGGTTGTAGAAGTTCAGAGAGTTGTATGGCGACATTGCGGTTTGATACTGGTTCTGCAACAAGGACTGATCGTAGTCACGGCCATACTGACCAACAGCTTGTGACATACCGATGCCAGTGTTCATCATGTTCTGCCCTGCTTGCATGTTGGCAAGACCCTGCTGACCAATGTTCTGCGCCATGCTTGCGCCAAATTGTTGGTTCTGCTGATTTGTGTTGAACGCGCTCTGTCCGACACCTGTGCCGAATTGACGCGCTGAGTTATAGGCTGATTGGTTTGCCGCGTTAGATTGCTGAACTCTGTTTAAATTAGAATCCAACTGGTTAGCACCGATCCCATATCCCTGACCGATAAGCGCGTTCTGCGCTCCCATGTTTGCGGTGTTAGCTTGTTGCGAGAAACCTGCATTTTGATTTGCCGCACCTGACGCAACATTGACACCTTGAGACATCATGCTGTTAGCCGCGTTCTGATTTGCTATGTTGGTTTGCTGATTGAATCCTGCGTTCATTCCCGCCTGATTACCTGCAATCCCAAGACCCTGTGAGGTTAAATTGTTGATAGCACCTGCGTTGTACTGACTTCCGCTCTGCGCTAACTGCGCGTTCTGAGAAGCACGGTTAGCTTCAATACCAAGACCCGTCTTATACGCATCACCCCTCATCTGAGATGAAACATCGGCAACCCGATCTGCGGCTCCACGCCTAGCAATTGCTTCAGCAACTCCTGCACGACTGCTACCCATACCACCTGCGGCAACAGCGTTACTGTCAATATTGACCAATTCGTTTTCGTTTAGGTTTCGGGATATGTCTCGACTAACTGCATCTATCTGACCATTTAAAACATCGTTGTTTATGTAACTACCCAGATTGGTTTGATTAATCCCGTTGTTTTGAGCGATGTTTGCTGTAGCCGCCAAATTACCCGCTTGCGTAGCGAGTCCACTGTTATATCCATCGACCGAAGCGGCTTGAGAGTTTTGAGATAATCCACCAATACCCCGCGCCTGATTCAGATTTATACCGTTGTTAAATGCCGCATTCATTTGAGAAGCGTTGCTTCCCATTGCATTTGCCATGTTGTGGTTGACACCCGAACCAGTAGCCGCACCCATTCCGCGAGTGCCTTGTGCGAACCTGTTTCCTGTTCGTAATGCCGTTCCTATTCCTCGTCCCGCCCCACCACGCATTGCCATGTTTGAAAAATTTAGAGCAGAGCCAGAGCCACGGGTGAGGCCGGAGCCTTGAGACATAAGATCAGCACCTGCACCGGCTTGCATCAAACCAGACTGATTGCCTAACGCTAAAGCATTACCAAGTGTTGGGTTTATATCAGCAACACCTTCAACTGGCATACCGCCCATGTTCAAGCTTCTTGCTTGATTTCGTATGTCGCCAAGATACGGAGCTTGAGCGCGATCAACGTAAGTGTTGGCCGTACTGTTTGAACTGTTGCTACTTTTATTTCTGCTGAATAAGCCCATCGTTTATGCCTATGCTATGTGAACCCAACCGGAGGTGTCGTAGTAGTAAAGACCACGGCCAGAACTTGGGTTCCAATTTGTGCCGTCTGCAAATACAACTTGTCCTATCTGCGGCTTTGCAGGTGCGGCTGTTAAAACTGGAAGTGTGGTTGTTTGCGAGGAGGTGGTGAATGCATTAGAAACGCGAGTTAGCTCGTTACTAATCCATGTTCGCAAATCCGCAACGGTTGTTGCTGAAGTGGACGAAGGCAAAAAACTCATCGTCCGGCTACCTCTTGAACATCTATATCAAGACCCGTGAGTCTCCAATAGTCAGAGGAGCTTGTGCTTTCTATCCGGAGGGCAAAGTATCTGCCTGAAGAACGCACATCGATCTTGTGATCTGTTTCGATATTATAACTTGTCGTTGACTGCCATGTCACGCCATCCTGTGGCGCATTCGATACCCCAACAGATATGTTAACTGATCCCTGACCCTCAATCTGAGGCATGATGCCGTTGATCTGCTTGATGTTGTTTGTTGCTTTACCCAACACCTCGTCAAGATCGATCTTTGTAGCTTCAAGGAAAGAGTCAATCGAAGCACCGTCTGATCCATGTGACTCATTCATTTGATAAATCTTCGAGGCTTCACTACCTGCCGCAAAAACTCTTAGGCTATTCGCCTGTGTCGTTTGTGAAGAATTAGACCAGTAGTTAGATGATTCACCCCAAGATCCAGAAACATCGTCCCAACCGCCATTTGGGTCTAGCTTCTCAGCAACGGCCAAAGCTTTTACGTTTGGTAAATCAATAAATGAAAAAGCATTTTGCGCCCAGTTATAGACCAAAGCCCTGTTTGCTGATTCTGTGTTTGGTGCATCGGCATCTGCGTAACAAATCCAAATCTCAGATCGATCATTCAGTGTCTGACAGAATACACTGCGCGTGTCAGCCACCTCGTTGTAAAAAGTTCTGCGTACACGCTTATCGACAACACTTTGCTTTTGGTTACCGTCATGCACATAAATATCGTTGTGACCAACTACCAAATGTTTGTTAAAGAACTCAGCGACAGCACCCCTATTTATGATCCCATCGTCTGAGAAAACTTCACGAAAAGAAAAGACAAATGGTGCGCCTACGTAGTCCATCGCAAACACACCACGCTCTGCATATATCATTTGCGAGTTATTGAGTGTTAGCTGATCAACCAATGACCCGTTGTTTCCAGAAAGGACATTTTCACCTGCAAGGTTTGTAGTGCTTGTGATGTCATAGTCGTTCGGAACACCAGTAGGGTCATAAGCGTCAGACCAACGAACTGTATACGGGTATTTTGTAGACCCATCTTCGTATCCGGCCATAACTAAAAACGACCTGTAAGGTTTTAAGCAGTTAGTTATTACGTTTGTGGGCCAAGCAGGTAAGTCAGCAAAACGTGTACCGTTAGGGAACATGTACTGAGGAGTTTGCGCCCCGTTGTTCATCATAACCGCAGTACCTAACTGCTCACTCTGCCATCGTGGTGAGTTGCTATAGTTAGTCGAGTCTGACGTTTTTGTTACGTTGACGAGGTTCGAGCCATCGTATCGATATAGCTTTTGAAGCGTACCAACAATAAGTGTGTTATCACCTTGATACAGCCAACCTTGAACGTGGGTCGGATAACTTGGCACAGTGGTTCGTGATATGTGACCTAACGCTTTACCAATACGGCCATCGTGAAACTGCACGTTGTTACCGGCAGGGAACTGCGTAAGTTCTAAGTCGTATGGGTTTTGGTCAGTGACTAAACCGCCTGATCCGATTTGTCTTAGCGGAATGTACGTCATACGAACTCCACCGCTTTTGTAACGCCAGTTGTAGTTCCAAAGGGGTTGGTCGTTACGTTATTCCACTGCCAAAATGTGCGGTAACTGCCAGAACCATTTAGTGGATTTGGATAAGTGTTAACATGCGTCGCGTCCGTTCTTAGGAAGCTTTGCCCCCCAACACGCATTGTAGTCCACCCCCCGTTGCCATGAGTCTGATAGAGACTGAAAACTAACTGATTAGCGGCACTCCAAAGAATACGTTCTATCGTATTGAATGAACCTGTCGCCAGATCAAACGTGCCGTCGGAAATACTCCCAAAACTAGCCGCGTTATAACCATAATGGGTTGTGGATGAATACGTCTGACTTCCAACCGTGACGGTCTGCGTTTCGAGAACACGATCCCAAACCTTGTTGCCACCAACCCAAACTTCGTTGATTTCACTGCTACCGATTTTTATTTCGGTAATCTCATTGCTTCCGATATAGATAGGCAATTTTTATGTCCTAAAGTAGATCGTGTCTGAGCTTGCGCCAGTGGCACTTGTAGATAGCTTGTATGTGTTCCACTTTGTGGAGTTAGCGGCTGTTCCAGATGTGGAAAGCTTACCCGCCAACGCAGATGTCAGCCCTGTGATCATGCTCATTGAATGGCTACTTGGATGTGAGTAAACCGTGTTTGTGTCCGTGCTTGATATTGTGAAGTTGGGATATGAACCGGAGACACTGGTCGCGCCACTTCCAGAGATGCTTACCACGCGATCAGGAGACGCATTTACAAACTGAGTACCGTTTAGGGACATCCCGCTTCCCGCACTGTACGTTGTGTCTGTGTTTGTATCGGTGAACACTGCCCCGCTAGGCACGTTCGTGAGAACTTGCGAATTATCCACCTTGCCGTTCAAAGCAGTTTGTAACCCTGTGACATTCGCTATCGTATGAGCATGAGAGTTGTTCGAGACTTGCGCTGTCAAAGTAGCGTTAGCATCGCCACGGACACTGACGCTACCAGTTAAATCACCGCCTAATGTGATTGTCCTTGCTGTAGCCCATCTAGATGAAGTGTTCGCATTACCAGTTACATTGCCTGTTACATTACCTGTTAGGTTTCCTGTGACATTGCCCGTAACATTTCCAGACACATCGCCTGTCAGATTACCTGTGACGTTGCCCGTCACATTACCCGTCAATGCGGCTGAAACAGTTCCCGCTGAGAAGTTGCCGCTTGCGTCACGTTTAACGACAGCAGATGCAGTGTTAGCGTTTGTTGCCGAGTTAGCAGTGACAACTGCTGAATTTATGGCGGTATGTGTTCCACTTACTGCACCAGATAGGTTTGGAAAAGTTGCTTTAATACTGCTTTTCAACAAACGGATATGGTTATCTCCGTCACCCACATTGTCTGTAGATGTAGGATTAGTGGCGACAAGGCCGTTTATGTATGTTGCAGTTTCTAATGCCATTCGTAGTTACCCTGTAAATTATCTATCGCGCTGAACGCCTTTAACTTTTTCTGCGGAGCGCATCGCGCCAAGCCCAAGCATTCCCATAAGAACAGTTGTCAATAAAGAGCTATCAACAGCAGGAACGGTGAGCCAGATGCCAAGTATTGGCGCAAGAATCGTGGAATAGACTAAGGCGAAACAGCATGACCAACCGACCGCAGGTCGCCATCCAGAAACAAAAAGACTCTTGTGTGCCGCCTCAACTTTGTTTACTTCTAGCTGTGCCAATGCACTTTCATGCGCTTGTTTTGCCGCTAATGTCGCAATTTCATGCGCCAAAGCATTTTTCTGATCCTTGTCCTCAATGAACTTATCTAAAAGACCAGTAACTGGAGCGATCAAAGACCCCAAGATATTCATTCAGATTTGCCTAACAATTTTTGTATTGTGTCTGACTCAAAAATTCTGATCGCCATCCATATGCATGTGAAGAGCGAAGCGAGTGGGGGTAACCAAGCAACTAAAGATCCGACTGCTGTGCTTGCGGCCACAATATCAACCGCCTGTTTAGCTTCTTCTGTCATCCTATTTCCTATTAGTAAGTCCATACGACAGGCGTGTCCTCTCGTATGTCCACGTGTACAAATGTCTTGGCTATGCCCACGCCACTAAATCCAAGAGCCATTGCGTGTTTCACTATCTCGTGTCGTTGCTTCCCATTTGTAACCTTGATGTCACAGGCAATCCCTTTGGTGTGACTACCTCCACCAGAACTTTTCTTTATCTCCAAACTGTGGCTTGGACTTCTGTACCCACTAGTAACAATGAAAGGCCAACCGCAAGCGGTTCGTAGGTGATCAAGTTTGTGAATAAACTCGTCTTCCATGCGGTTTTCGCCTGTCTCTTGGCAGTCGAAGTCTTCTCGCTTGAAATATTTAAAGTCGCTCATCACAGCCACTCGCCTAAAGTTTGTTGCAAAGTTTGTGCTTCGTTATGAAACGTAGCGTCATCTAGCTTCACTCTGAACTGCCCCCCAGTGACGTTATCCGGCAACGCAAAAACGACAGTTCTTGCCTGAAGGATTACAAAAGCAAAAAAGTCACAATCCTTAGACGTGTACGCGCCTGATTCTCTTGTCGCGTGAAATCGCCAGTAGTCATAACCCTTCACAGACCAAATAACGTCGGTAGTTTTCACTTGGCAACGTAGGAACTCGTTGCTCATCGTTTCAACGAGCAGGTCGTAAGAAGTAGGGATATCGGGGAAAGCTATCGCCTTGACGTGGCGTTGTAGCACTGAAGCGGCAAGGTATTCCCCTGCCTGACCAATTTGTGTACTGTCCATGAATACACCTCATGGAAGTACATTCTACCGCAAGTTGTATTTATCCCCAAAAATCCGCTCAATCACCGTCAGCCATCGCGTACTGGTCACAAATATCGACTTGCTTCTGTAAATGCGACTGAATGCCATCGTCTGGGATACTCGTCAAAGGCACTTCCAAGTTCATGTCGTTTGCCTTGAAAACTGCCATTGTCACGTCACCGTCTTGCTTTGTTTCGTATGTGATCATATCTACCTCGCTACTCGTACATAGCCTTTCACGGCTCCGTACTCCAATGTGTTTTTGTTAAAAACGAAGCCCCAACACCAGATATTCTGGGCATCTGTCTCAGACAAATCTTCAGGCATTGGGTATTTCAAACCTTTGTCTTCGCAGAAAGCCCTTATTTTTTCTGCCTCAACGCCAGACACATAGTAATCAACCCAATCTGACATGCTTTTGTCAGGGGTGTGGGTTGTTGCAAAGAACTGGTCAATACCGTTCGGCAACTCTGGCTTATCGCCATCTAAGTTTTTAATAACGCACTTGAACATCACCTCATTTTTGGTGAGATCAAACTTTAAGCCATACCAAGGCTGAAGGTTTTCCGTAGCTTCCGCGACTCCGTATTTTTCCCGAATATCGGCAGATGGTTTTGTGTGCATATCATAAAAGCTGACGCTTGAATTCTCATACGGCTCACGATATCCGTCATACGCGCCTACGAGATTAGTGTTACTGAAGGGTAACCTTGAATAATCTGGATAGGCTGACTTTATTTTGGCGCAAAGATTCTTACCCTCTGTGGAACTCATAGGGTAGTCCTGTCGAGCAATTATCTCGTCAACATACATATCATCTCTGCCTACGAGAACTTGCCAACCATCTTGTATCGTATTAGACAGGTTTCTTGGCCCAACCTTGATCATGCTATTGCTCCGGTATTGCAGTAACGTCTTTTTCTTCAACGTCTTTTAGTGCCATCTTTACTGCCAATTCAGCTTCGTGATGCGGCCTTAAAAACTCGTCAATAAATTCGTCACCGCCCTGCTGATCAAAAGCCATTTGTAATATTTGCTGTTGTGTTAGATCATCAAACTCAACAAAACTGTCAGGCAGTGCATCGGTGTCTAATATGGTTTCGACTCCTGCAACGCTCCAAACCTGATCAGGATAAGTGGTATCAAAAAAGTTGATCTCCCACTGAACTAATTTACAGATATCGGTTTTTCCGTCTTGTTCTGGGATTGTTTTCAGTGCGACTAGAGTCGCGGCATAATCAATGTTCATTAGTTTCGGCCTCCATAAAACTGGCTCATTGAAATCTGGCCGGAGCTCGGGATGCCAGTGTTTATGTTCGTAGTAGTGGTTGAAGAAGACGTGGTCGTTTGTTGGCGGTAGAGCCTGTAATAGTTGAAACTATATGAGTTACCAACATATGTGCTTCTATAATACGTCCAACCTCCACTCGTGAATGAAGTGGCTGTAGAGGCCGCGCTATTAGAAATAGTTGTGCCGGCCCAGACAACAGCTACGCCAAGACCAGACGCAGTCCAACGATATGCTGGCGCAAGAACACTATAGTTGCTTCCCGAAGAAGGCTGTCGGGTTGTAGTCGTAGTCGTGGTGGTTTCAGTGTAAATGCTCGGGACGTAGCTACCATTACGGTAGTACTCGCTCATAGAAATCGGATTCCCACCACCCCAGTGACCCTGTACCTGAGAAAGCGAGATCGCGCCTGATGAATGCAGGTATCCCATTAAACTGGAGCACCGTTAGCTATCGCTTGGAACTTTACATTCGTTGCATCGGCATCGTAGTTACCTTCTTCATCAAACAAAACGTCGAGGTGCATGTTCCATGATCTACCAGATGCACCATCAGTAAATCGTGCTAACACGTTGGTAGTGTTCTCGGTGTAAACAACCATCTCATGGGTTTCTCCGTCTGGCGCGGAATACTCCCGTGTACCTGTAAACTCCTCTAACAGTTCAAATGTAACGGCCATTACTTCGCCTCCAATTGCGCTTTAAGGTCATCGACCTCTGCTTTGAGTTCTTTGATTGATTCGATCAGTAGACCGACCATGTTCCCGTAGGCCACTGAGTAGTGACCTTCTTCATCTCCAAGAACGGCTTCGGGTAATACTTCTAATACTTCTTGAGCGATAACACCTGTCTGTCGTACTGGAGTTTCAGGCTCACCATGCTCGTCAAAAGTCACATCTGTCCTGTCAAACGTGTATCCGTTTAACTGACAAACCTTATCTAGCGCATTAGGTATATGCTCGATGTTGGTTTTGACTCTGATATCTGAATAGGCTGTGACGTTGCCAGAAGTCCAGATGTTTGTTCCCAGAGAACATTTAGCACTTCCGTTTTGACACCAAACCATCTGGTGACTGCCGCCCATCGTGCCGCCAGTTGAGTTGTTGGTGTGCTTGTAGGCTAGTCCGTAGAGGTTGCCGAAGTTAGTACCAGAAGAATGGTTGCGGTAGGCCGTGCCCATCGACCATATTTGGTCTGTTTTAGTGGAACTATAAACACCAAAACAGCTTCTGTTTCTCGCATTAACAACAATGTCGCGTGTTGTAGTGAGGTCACCACCTGAACTAATGGTGAACCCGTTGTGCGTTACCGTGTTGCCACGAAAACGAACGGTGTCCCCAGAGGTGTTACCTAAGTAGATGTTGGTGGCGTAGTTGTAGTAGTTACCTACGCTAGTCTGAATATAAAAATCACCGCTTGAGTAGGCTGTGCGAGTACTGGTGTCGTTATAGAAGTAACCAGACGAACCATCGTTGTTTGAATAGATTCTGTCACCACGCAGATAGTTTGCATTCACATTCCCCGCTACCGTTAAGTGATCACCCGTTCCGTTAAACTTGATACCCGCATTCGAGTAATAGTTGGTCGCACCGACTGAAACAACCATAGGGTATTCGCCAGAAAAATCTGTGCCTCCCTGTATTATCGCCCCTGTTGGGTTTGTACCGGCAGGGCCAGTTGCACCTGTAGCTCCTGTCGCTCCCGTAGCACCTGTCGGCCCTTGAGGGCCAGTTGCTCCTTGTGGGCCTTGTGGCCCTTGTGGGCCTGTTGCACCAGTGGCTCCGTCATTACCATCAGCACCTGCGGGGCCAGTAGCTCCCGTTGGGCCTTGCGGACCTGTTGCTCCATCAGCACCTGTTGCTCCGTCAGCACCCGCAGGGCCAGTTGCACCTTGCGGCCCCTGTGGGCCAGTTGCACCTTGTGGGCCAGTAGCACCGTCAGCACCAGTAGCTCCATCTGCACCCGCAGGGCCAGTAGCACCATCAGAACCATCAGAACCATCAGCACCATCAGCACCATCAGCACCTGCCGCTCCAGTTGCGCCTTGTGGCCCTGTTGCACCTTGTGGCCCTGTAGCTCCTGTTGGCCCTGTCAAAGCGGCTAACTGGGTGGACGTGAAATCGGAGTATTCAAACGCATCTCCTGTCGGCCCTTGAGGGCCAGTTGCGCCTTGTGGCCCCGTGGCTCCAGTAGCTCCGGTTGCTCCTGTATCACCACGAGGCACGGTAAGAACACCCGTACTACTGTTGTAGGACGCAGAAGATCCTGCCGCACCAGTGGCCGCAGTCAGTGAAGTGATGTTGCTTAATGTAGTTGCCGCACTAGACGCTGACGTTGCCGCCTCTGATGCTTTAGTCGTAGCAGTAGACGCAGAGGTAGCGGCAGACGTTGCGCTTGATGCCGCATTAGTTTCTGACGTTGCCGCATCTGACGCTTTAGTTGTAGCAGTGGCCGCAGAGTTTGATGCAGATGTTGCACTGGATGCCGCATTGCTTTCTGAAGTCGAGGCATTAGACGCAGAGGTAGATGCCTCTGACGCTTTAGTTGTTGCAGTGGTTGCCGCTCCAGATGCAGACGTTGCAGATGATGCAGAATTTGTTTCTGATGTTGCCGCATTACTCGCAGAGGTAGATGCCTCTGACGCTTTAGTGGTTGCAGTCGATGCAGAGGTAGCCGCAGACGTTGCACTAGATGCCGCATTCGTTTCGGCAGTCTCAGCGTTAGTTTCGGCAGTCTCAGCATTTGTTTTCGCTGTCTCAGCCGCATTCTTCGATGCAAGTGCAGATGCCGCTGAAGCTGTTGCCGCTGACGCATCACCTGCAATAGATGATGCTACGTTAGATGCATTTGTAGCTGACGTTGCGGCATTTGTTTCAGATGTAGCCGCATTAGCCGCAGAAGTAGCCGCATTAGCTTCAGATACAGAGGCCGCGTTTTTAGATGCTAGGGCATCGGCTGTGTAGGCATCGGTTGTGGTTTGCTCTGGCGACCCTTGATAAAAGCCACTTGCTGTGTCCGTTTGCTCGACTGCATCTTCTGCAATCGTTGATTCTGTCGCGTCCGTAGACCCAACGACTGTGTCTGCCGGATTGTCGCCAAAAAAACCACCCATATTAGTACCCGCTGTTTACTTGTGATGTGGCTCCTGAAAACTCAGATTCCCTCGCGTGTTTGATCAACCTCGCATAAGCTTGTTGATATCCTACTTCCCACTTCTGTGAATCAGACCCCAAGAAGTTTGCCGCCTCGACTAACGAGCCATACAGATACAATTCTGGTGCTAACGACAGCATTACGTTTGATGTGTCAGTGCTACTTAATCGACCAACATCGTAGTAATAAATCATTCGCATCTCATCGGACGCACCTACCGTTGGTGTGGGGAAGAATTTGAGCCTGTATGTTTCACGCGCAAACATTGCGGGTTTACCCGCCTGTGGCGTGTATCCATACAACTCACTTAACGAGACACGTTTCAAAGGCTCGTAATTAAAGAAGACATCTTTCAACTCTAAAAAGTCACTTGGTAACGTGGCGTAACCATCACTGTTAACAGTCAGTAGAATTGTTTTTTCGTTCGTAGGAACTCGAACTTCGTGAAATATTCTGTTTTCAGCAAGTTCAATAAAATCTGGTATTTCGCTAGTCAGGTCAGTTCTATTTAACCAGTTAGCGATTGAGGCTTTGAGGCCATCATATGTGGTCATACTCACAGTCTGCCGCCTCCTGTACGCAAGTAAGCATACTCAGGTGAATTGAGTTTCTTTTTCATGCGTCTTAAATCTTCGCGGTTCGGTGACATCACGTTGATGCCTTCGTTCATCCATGCGATAGCTACTACGTCAGGGATGCTTGCGACACGAACCATGTCGCCCATTTTCTTTCCTCTAGCCTCCTCCCTTGCCCTTTTGTTAGCCGCCAAAACAGCACTAACATCTTGCAGATGCTGAATGTGAAATTTGTCTTCGCTTACATCGTGATGAATCTTTGTTTTCAACTCACTGGACATGGAGAACCTCAGAAAAGAAATAAAAGGATGGCTCCGAAGAGCCACCCAGTTTTGTTGCTGTTAAGCAGTAAGTGCTTCGATAAGACCGGAAGCCTTGTCGTTTTCACAAACCAAAGTTAGCTCAGTGAGCATCTGACGCTTGTCAGAGTCACCTTGCTTGGCGAGGACGATAGTCTGCATTGGACGCAGAACTGCGCGTGACCAATACTCTGTGTCCAAAACTAGAGCCGTGTTATTTTGGAGAAATCTATTAGGAACCACCGAGCACTCTCCGAACGGACTCACGTATAGATCCACGCTGTTCACAATTTTTGTGCCAGTGCTGAAGTCACGCTCACGACCCGCTGATGCCGCAAAATTGGCAACAGTTACAGAGTGAGATGGAGTAACTTGGATCTGGTTGGGATCGCCACCCGCTTCATAAACGCTCTGCAAAGTTCCAAGCAGAAGAGTTTCAGTGAAGGCACGATTTGAACCTGCGGTGCTAGTTGTAGAAGCATCGATCTGGTTCTGGGCAGAAGTTAGCTGACGAGCAGTTGTTGCGTTACCCGCAGTCCCTGCTTGCAGAGCACCCACAAATGCGTGTTCTATGTCACGACGCATTTCTTTTCCTTTCATCGCGATGTTCATCTGCAAATCGGAATTTCTACCGTAGGTGGCAACCGCTTCAGAAGTACCTGAAGACTGCACAACCTTGGTGAAAATCTGCGTGTTAGCATTTTTCATGGTTGTGACGTTGTTGCTTGCCGCACCCGCGTCTGCTCCTTCTACTGCCGCATTGGTTCCGACACTTGAAAGCTCTGATTGTTGCCACTGGTGTAAAGTGGCTGACGCTGAGCTAGTGCCGATTGAAGAGGTAAAAGGAGTCAAAGTGGGACTAATGTCATAAATTATGTCCTCGATACTCTCTTTTTTACCGACTTGATCATAAGTTTTTAAGGTATTTGCTACTGATGGCATGATTAAATTTCCTGAGTTAAGTTCTGTTCAAGAGGGCTTGTACAGCGTCTTCCATAGATCCAGATTTCTTCAGACGGTCACGCGCTTTGCGATAATTGTCTTTCTTACCTAAGTCTTTGGGTTCAGCTTTCTTGCCCGATAAAGTTTTCTTCGGAGTCGCTTTCACTTTCTTTTGCGTTTCCGTTTTAGCCCTATCAAATTGCATTGCCTTGTAGAGTGCCGTTATGGATCGGTGATCATGGATACCGTTAAATTCTTCTGCGGTTATTCCCATGCTTTCCTGCGCGTACTCACCTATTGAGTAGTACAGGTCGTTGTTCCAATTCGGGATCGTAGACTTGAGAACAGTCAGGCTCTCTTTGGCACTTTCTTTCATTGCCGCCTGTTGCTGTGCTTCAGCGCGTTGTTGATGCTCTTGAGCTTGAGCACGAATAAAGTCGTGCGTCTGCTTCGTCTGCTCGAACATCGCCTTGGCTTGCTTATATTGATCTGGGTTTTCTACCGCGGCTTGTTCCCAGTTCACGTTGTCGAAACGCGAAAGGTCGGCTCCTGCGGCAGTAAGAAGTGCATTAAGTGTGGATTCGTAATTAGCAGTTTGATCTTCTGCGGCCTTACGCTGTTCGGCAACTGCTTGCGTCTTCTTGGTGTAATCAGCTTGTCGCATATACCCAAGTTTGATTTCGTCAACGGAAATATTTTCTCCGTCAATCTCAATCATGCCTTCGGTAATGACATCAGGCTCATCTTCAGATTCTTCTTCAGTATCTTCGGTTGGGTCTTCGACCTCCTCAGATTCTTCCGTTTCTTCCTCGACTTCCTGTGACTCGTCGATCACTTCATCAGTAGTCTCTTCAACTACTTCTTGCTCTTCTTCAGGCGATGGGGGTTGTCCATCTGGGGATTCCAACACTGCCGTAAGTCTAGCGATAATATCGTTATCACCTGCTTCAGCCGAGTCCGGTACTACGGTTTGTTCGTCTGACATGGGTATTCTCCTATTTTACACAACTTCGTCTTGTGTCGCCAACTCGTAGTTGTTAATGAGTCCGGCAAATTGTTGTACAAACATCTGTCCCGCTTTAAACATGGAATACAGACGCTCCCTTTCAGCATCAGCTTCTGGTGGTGTTGCGAGTATTTGCTCAATGATCGATTTGTTCATATCTTCAAACGCTCTGTTAAACACCGCGCTGTTCAACATTTCTTGTGCGGCTTCCGCAATGGATGCCATTTCTCCAACATCTTCGTTGTTCATATAAACTCCACTATGTGGTTGGTTTAGCTTTGGGTTTAGCTTTAGCCATTCGCCCCCTTGTTGGGGGCTTTGGTAAAGTCGTTTCAGGGTCTAGCTTTCCGTCTTTCCACTTTGCAAAATCATCAAACGCCTGTTTCCGCGTTTTCTTTTTGGCGTACTTCTTTTCGTTCGCCTTCTTGATAAAGTCTTCAAATGCTTGTTCGTTTATTGGCATAAATCACCCGACTGATACGTTACGTTTCTGAACCTTTTCGACAGCGAGTTCCTTCTCGTCCATCTCCATGTCGTGGTTTTGTTTTTCCACATCCATAAGTAGGCGGCTGTCTTTTTGTTCTTGATCGTGTTCCAACTTCTCCATTTCCAAGAGCATCTTGTTTTGCTCTTTCATCACATCAAGCTCCAACTGCCCTTCTAGTACAGCCACCTGTCTGGCAGTCATACCTGCTTGGAACTTCTCAACTTCAGCGGCTTTCGCTTCAGCTTGCTGTTGCTGTTCTTGCATCGCTTGTTGTTGCTGTTGGTATTCAGGACTGTTTGGATCGAACAAGAACGAAGCACCGTTCTTTATGTTCAACAACTCAAAGGCTCGACTGATCATCGCGTGACGTTGCGGTGCGCTATACATACCGCCAAGAGTTGGATCGTTTGGATTCATACTGAACTGCTGATCTAACATCAGAAGCATCTGTGCTTCTTGCGCTTGCTCTTCAGGTGTTAGCGCAACTGCAACCGACATCTCTGTGCGATCACCCAAGAACTGAGGATTCACTGGCACAAACTGGCCGTCTAACTGGATCATCTTCTCTTGGCTTTCGTTTTCGATAGCCAATCGGTAGATGTCATGCATCAGTGGCTTTAAGAAGTTCTCCGCGAAATTCCTAGCCATAACCATGATTCTGCGATTACTCGCATTCATAAACTGAGTAATCAGGTCAGAACTGTTTTGTTTGCTAACAACAGTGCTGTCCATGCCTCGCGCCATACGACTCATGCCGC